CATGTAAACCGCGAAGAGCTGGCGGAAATCTTCGGCGTGTCGCTGAACACCATCACCAGCTGGCTGCGCAATGGCTGTCCCTATGAAGAGAAAGGGCGCCAGGGCAAGCCCTGGAAATTCAACACTCGTGACGTCGCCGAATGGCAGCGGGAGCAGGCCCAGCTTGAAGCAACCGGCGATAGTCCGCTCGATGAAGTAGAGCTTAAGCTGCGCAAGCTGGCGGCCGAAGCAGCTCAGGCCGAGCTGGATCTTGCTCGCGACAGAAAGCAGGTTGCGCCCATCGGCGAGTTCGAGCGCGCCCGCGCTATTGAGAACGCCACCATCAGAGCCAACATCATGAACGTGCCGGGCCGCGTGGTAACTCAGCTTATTGGCGAAACCGACGAAGCCCGATTCAAGTCAGTGCTCGCAGCGGAGTTGGTTCAGGCACTGGAGTCTGCGGCCGATGCAGATGTAGAGCTGGAACAGGAAGACGAGCAGCTGGATGCCGCTTGATACTGTGCAGCAATTCAGTAATCCGGTAGGCGTCATCCGCGCACTAAAACGCGCGGCGCGTCACCTGGTTCCGCCCGCTCCACTCAAACCCTCGGAGTGGTCAGAGCAAAACGTTCGCATCCCAGCGGGCAACGCAATCCCCGGCCCTATCCGTTTTGACAACGCACCCTATCAACGCGAGCCGATGGACATGGCCGTGCATCCTGGCTGTCATAGAATTTCGTTGATGTGGGGCGCTCAGGTTGGCAAGACTTTGGCCGCTCTTTGCCTGCAGGGCTACTACATCGCGCACGAGCCGAAAAGCCAAATGATGATGCAGCCGTCACAAGGCGACCTGACCACCTGGCTGGAAACGAAATTTAACCCCATGGTTGACGCCAACCCCTTGTTGCAGGAACTGATCGCCAAGCCCCGCAGCCATGAGGGTGTCAATAACCAGCGAATGAAGAGTTACCCGGGCGGGTTCATGATGTTCGCATGGGCAGGATCGACAAAAACCATGCGCGGCCGGTCGGCGCCGTTGATTATTGCCGATGAGATTGACGGTTACGGTGGCACACCAGAGGGCGACGAAGTGCAGTTGATCTGGCAGAGGGCCGCCACATTCGGCGATCAACGCCTGCTGATGGAGATATCCACCCCTACCATTAAAGATGACTCACGCATTGAAGTTGCCTTCACTCAAGGCGACCAGCGACATTTTCACGTGGCCTGCCCCCACTGCGATCATCATCAGAGGCTTCAGTGGGACAGGGTTACCTGGGACAAAGACGAGACCGGCGAGCACCTGCCAGAAACTGCCCGCTATATTTGCGAAGACTGCGGCGTGTTATGGAATGACGGCGAGCGTATCGCGGCTATTCGTATCGCCGAAAGCATCGGCGCCGGGTGGAAAGCCAAAAAGCCATTCCGTGGCCACGCCAGCTATCACCTTAATGAGCTGTATTCCTGCTTCCGCCGGCTCCGCGACATTGTCCAATCGTTTCTGGACAAGAAAGCCGCAAACGATTTGCAGTCGTTCGTTAACGTATCGCTGGCGGAAACGTGGGAAGAGCAAGGCGAGCAGGCAGATTCTCACGTGCTCATGCAACGCGCCGAAGAGTTCCGCGCGCCTGTGCCGGCCGGCGGGGCCGTACTAACGTCTGGCATCGACATGCAGCAAGATCGTTTAGAGGTGGAAACGGTCGCCTGGGGTATAGGCGAAGAAAGCTGGTCGGTAGATTTTACCGTGCTTTGGGGTGACCCGTTGCGTGAAGAGGTTTGGCAAGATCTTGACGACTACCTGGCCACAACCTGGCGCCACGAGTCCGGCGCTCACTTAGGCATTCTGGCTGCCTGCCTCGATACCGGTGGCAGTACGGGCTATACGCAGCGAGCTTACGAATACGTGCGCCGGAAAACTGGCCGCAGACTATACGCGATCAAAGGTGTCGGTGGCTGGGATCGCCCGGTGGTCACATCCCCTTCACGCAAAAAAACGGGCAAAGCTCAGCGCAAGGTTGACCTGTTCTCTGTTGGCGTTGATGAGGGGAAGCTTACCGTCATGCGCAGGCTGGCGGTTAAAGAGCCCGGGCCAGGCTTCAGCCACATACCGACAGACCGCGAGGCTGAATGGTTTCATCAAATCACGGCTGAGAAGTTGGTAACCAAGTACATCAAGGGCGTGGCAAAGCGCGAATGGCACCAGACGCGCCCGCGCAACGAAGCACTGGATTGCCGGGTGTATGCGTACGCAGCACTAAAGATTGCCAGCCCTCACATTAAGCGTCACCTGGAACGACTGCAGCGTGAAGCTGAGGATACTGACGAAACACCGTTGGCTGAGCGCAAACTAGCAAAGCCCGAGGAACCACTGCCAGCGGCGAGGCCAGCGCCCAAGCGCAAGACTAGGGTCATAACTTCCAGGCCCCGTAAAAGTTGGGTCAACAACTGGTGACGCATGGCGCTAATTCCCACTAAGATCACCGCCGGACTAACGCTGGTCATATCGTTTGAGCTGGCGGCGTTCTCCGGCCCGCAATGGCAGAGCTTGCTGCTTTTACGCGGCGCAGGAAGCATCGACCTAGAAGGTTCTGCCGACGGACAGCTGCACTTGATCACCGGTTCAGTCGCAAATACCGGCAGCTGGGCACCCGGGCATTACTCCTACAGCTTGCGTGTCACCGACGGCACAGACACACACGAGATTGAGGCCGGCATGCTTGAAGTGCGCCCCGACCTCGCGCAGGCAGCTGCAAGTTTTGATGGCCGTGCCCATGCTGAGAAGGTTCTGAGTTCCATTGAAGCTGTTATTGAAGGGCGCGCAACACGCGATCAGGACAGCTATCGCATCAACAACCGCGAGCTGCGCCGCACCCCTATCAGCCAGCTTCTGAAACTGCGTGACGTATACCGCCACGAAGTGGCCCAGATCAAGGCACGCCGGCGCGGCAAAGACACGCTCGGGCGAGCCATCTTAGTGAGGTTCGGACATGGCGTTTAGCTTATTCAAAAAGCCCGCTCCGACCACAGAAGACAGCACCAAGCCCAAGGCCCGCAGCCACCGTATGCCAAAAATGCTCCGGCGCTCGCTGCTGGAACAGGCTAGATCTGACCGCCTGACCGGCGACCTGCCTACCGTGCCCGTTCCTGCTGACGACTTTGTAACCAAAAACCAACGCCCGCTGGTTGCTAGAGCGCGCCACTTAGCACTGACCAACGATTACGCCCGGGGCTTTTTACGACTCTGCCGTCAGAACGTTGTTGGGCATCAGGGCATTGTTCTCCAGGCCATGGCCCGAGATCCAGACGGCAAGTTCGACGAAGCTGCCAATGATGCAATCGAAGCCGACTTTCAACGCTGGGCTGCCCGCGGCGTGTGCGATGTAAGCGGCAAGCGCTCCCTACGCCAGATACTAAGCCGCTCTGTTGACGATGCCGCTACAAATGGCGAATACATGATTCGACTGGTCTTCGACGCCACCATCAACGATTGGAGCATGGGCCTGCAAACTTTGGACCCGCAGCGCTGCCCTGTCGATTTCAACCTGGACAAGCTGTCCAACGGCGAATTTATCCGCCATGGCATCCGCTATAACCACTGGGGTCGCCCGATCCGGTTTCTATTTACAACCACCGACGAGTCCGAATCCGATTACAACTACGGCGGACGACATTACGTCAGCTTGCCGGCGGAAGAAATAGTACACGGCTATATCGAGGACATGGTAGGCCAGCGCCGCGGGCTACCGTGGATGGTTACCGCCGTTATGCGCATGCACAACCTAAATGGATTCGAACACGCTGCACTTGTAAACGCTCGCGCTTCGGCGGCGAAAGGCGGGTTTTTTGAGTGGGACGAGGGTTTTGGCCCGGCGGATGAAGACGAAGACCGAAGCCCGCTTTACATGGACGCGGATCCGGGTAGCTATGACGAACTGCCGCCTGGTTTGCGATTCAAGGAGCGCAGCCCACAATTTCCGAGCGGCGAAACCGGACCATTCTCAAAACAAATGATTCGCGGAATGTCGACTGGCCTGGGCGTGCAGTACAACAAGCTGGCCAACGACTTGGAGGGCGTCAACTTCAGCAGTCTGCGAGATGGAGCTCTCACCGAGCGCGACGGCTGGAAGGATCTGCAAGAGTGGTTGATTGAAAACCTGCTTGATCGTCTTTATGAGGCATGGCTGCCCCGGGCCCTGCTCAAAGGAATACCCGTGGGAACGCGCCTTGGCGCCACGCTTCGCCCGGAACGCATCGAAAAGTACCGTGCCCACGCCTGGCAGGCCCGCCGCTGGGACTGGGTAGACCCCGACAAAGACTCGAAAACCGCTGCGCGTGACGTAGCCAATAAGTTCAAAAGCCCCTCGCAAGTTATTCGCGAGCGCGGCGGCGACCCTCGTTCAGTTTGGCGCCAGTGGGCCGCGGATCGTCAGGCCATGATTGATGCCGGCATTCCCGAGGCTATTGTAGACGCCACCCTTGGCAGCCCAATACAAACACCCACTGGCGGCAGCACGCCGACTCAGGATCCGAGCAATGAATAAAGAACCGCAGGACCGGCAGCTGGCGCCGGTAAAACAAACGCCACCCCCTGAAGTTCAGGCCACCGATAAGGTCCGAGCGATTGAAGGGTCTTTTCAAACCCGAGCCATCACCGACGAGCAAACGCGAAAGCTGAAAGCCGAAAACATGCATCGCGATCTTGCCATGCACGAAGTGCGAGCACTGGACGAAGAAAAGCGCACCGTTGAACTCGCGTTTTCCAGCGAAACCGAGGTGGAGCGGTGGTTTGGAATTGAAGTGCTAGATCATAAGCCAGGCGCGATGAGAACCGCGCGCCTGGAAGGTGGAGCTGCTCTGCTAGTCAACCACGACTGGGATGACCAGATAGGCGTTGTTGAGTCCGTCACATTAGGTGCAGACCGAAAAGGCCGGGCTGTGGTGCGCTTTGGCCGAGGGGCTCGGGCGTCCGAAGTGTTTCAGGATGTTATTGACAACATTCGCCGCCACGTATCGGTGGGCTACTCGATTCATAAGGTTGAATTTGAGGAGCGTTCCGGGCTTGCAGACATGGCTCGCGTTACTGACTGGGAGCCTCACGAAATTAGCATTGTGTCTGTTCCGGCGGATGTTTCTGTGGGCGTGGGTCGCTCAAAGGAACCACTGCCAGCGGCGCATAACGGGGCTGACGGTGAGAATCCGGATATTAATTCAATTACGAGCCCAACTATTAGGAGTGCTCAAATGAACGTAAAAATTCTGCGCGACGAAAAAGGCAACCTTGTTCGCGCCAAAGTAGACGAAAACGACAAGATCGTTGAAGTCCTTGAAATGCTCGAGCGCGCCGGCACAGCCCACGCTGAAGCCCGTAATGCTGGCGTGCAAGCGGAGCAGGCTCGTGTAAAAGCGATTATGGATATGGGTCGCCAGTATGGAAACCCTGATCTGGCATCCACGTTTGCAAGCGAAGGCAAGAAGCCTGAAGACTTCCAGCGCGCCCTGCTGGACGCCATGCATGGCCAGCGCGCCAAGTCACTTGAAGATAGCGGCACCGGCGCCCGTGAGCTGGGCAGTATCGGAATG